TTCCTTTTTAAACCTGTCGATACAATGTATACGCCGAAAATCCTGAGACGGTCAACAATACATATTGGAGTGCGTTTGAAATAGTCAAATATTCATTAATCATAGCCTTCTGTGATTCATCTTTTAGTCCATCCCTGAAGAGTGTCACGTGACGAATGAGGTTTCGTAAAATAGAAAACGCTAAAAACAGGGCCATCATACTAAGAATTATGAAGGTGATGTTATAGACTTTGTTATCCTTCCCACGGTAAAAGCGAGACACACCGAGTAGAGCTAATGAGATCGATGTGTATAATCCCACATTACGCAGAGATGTTTGATAAAACATGAGAGTGTCCTTAAACGAGAATTCCATATGATATTACTTACATTTTTAAATTTCATGAGTGATGTGATTTAAAAATGATTTTTTGATTTAATTTACTAAAAGGCAGAGACCAACAAATTAGTTGGAGAAGGCGAGGCCACCCATACCGGATTGGATGCGGAGGACGTTGTAGTTGGTGGCGAACATGTGCATGGAAGTCGCCTTACCGGCACCCATCTTGACAGCAACCTGCGCGTTATCGATGCGGGAGAAGTTGCAAGTGCCGGTAGGCTGGTGCTCTTCGGGCTTGAGCGCGAAGGAGTACGAGTACACACCGGGAGCGGGGCAGCCGGAGTGATGGTTGTACGATTGGACCTGGTTGAAGTACTTTCCCTTCTGCTCCTTGAAGCGGTCCTGACCGTTAAGGACAAGCTTGAAGGTCTCGAGCTGACCAGCAGCCTCCTCGGTGTAAGCCGCGGTGGAGAGCTTGGTGGCGTACATGGGGGTGCCGAGGTTGGAGATGGGCACATAGCAGTTGGAGTCGAGGGCATCCGCGGTCTGGTTGGACTCGAGGGCAATCTCGGTGACAAGGTTCTTCGCGGTGAAGTTCCACAGGGAAGACTTCGCGGCGGTGTTGGAGAAGCACCACACAAGCTCCTTGACGGGGTGGTTGTACGAGAGGCGGACCTGCTTGGTCTGGGACTCATCAACGGTATCGGTACCAGTGTGCTGAACCTGCTCGATGAGGTACTCGTGACCCTTCTGGGCGAATCGGCGACGCTCCTCAGTGTCAAGGTAGACGTAGTTGGCCCAAACCTTCAAGACGGACGCGTTGAGGAAATCGGTGAAATCGGACGCGAGGTCAATATCAATACGGACCTCATGGTACTGCAGAGCAATTAGTGGCAAATAAAGTCCAGGATTCCTGTTGAAAAAGAAAATCAGAGGAAGGTACACGGCACCGGTACCAGTACCAGTGTCCGCCGCAGTGGTCATCTTACCCCAAGTGGCCTTCTTGGCCTCATCGAGGTAAAGCTCGGAGTAAAGCCTCCACCACTTCTGGTAGTGCTTGTCAATTCGCTGACCTCCGATGGAAAGCTCAACGGAAGAAATCGCACGCTCGGCGACCCAGTTGCAGTCACCAGCCTCCGCGGTGGCGGTAGTGGCGATGTCAGACTCGAGTTCGAGGTACATGTCACCGACAAGATCACCGTTACGGGCGACGGTGACGGACACGCGGCCGGAGTTGGCGGCAGTACCGTTGACGGTCTGCTCGATGTTCTCCATCGCGAAGTTAGTGTGGCGCTTGTATTTGGCCTGGTAAAAAGTTACCTCAGGGTTACCAGTAAGGTAGACATCCTGGGCACCGTAAGCGACGAGTTGCATAAGACCACCGGCCATTTTGAGAGTTGTTGTACTATAAGCAGAGAAAATAATTCTGGGTAAATGTGCGAAATTTCGCAGTCTACTTTTTCTCTGTCTAATTCAAATGTCCACACAGCCTGAAGAAATTGAAGATGGTGAAATCGTCTCCGACGAATATGAGACCGAGGATGAGATATCGGTAGATGACCAGGAAATTCTCGAGGATATGGAGGACCTTGAGGACGATGAGACTGACATCATAGGTTTGATGACTTCTCTCATGGCGACACAGGATGGTGACACCGTATGTTCAGCTCTCGTCGAGATTTCTAACCAAATGCAGGTACAGAATAAAATCCTTATAAAGATTCTTGCCAAGCTTCAAGATTAAAAATTTAGTTAAAAGAAAAATTCATAGTAAGAGTAAGCATGGAAGACACTCACTTCATCGATAAGGAACCGAATAGGTATGAAGCACTGGCTGAGCTACAAAAAGAGCAAATCCAATCGATGAATGAGGACCAAATAATTGAAATCGTGAGGAAGTTTGAAATCTTCTGGGATCTTCAGACTGAAGATTATAGGAATGCGCGTGAGTTGGGGTACAGGCAATTCATCCACGCCGATAATTGGGACAGTAACAATAACCCCATTCCTGGAAGAATTGATATCCTGGCTATCAAGGGAATCCGAGAGCGACAGCGTCGTTTTATCATTGACTTGAAGAATCGGGTCAGGGATCTCAAGATCGAATCTCATGATGTAAATGGTGATGGAATCACACTGTGGAAACGAGTCAATAACGTCGTCAAACAGCTGAAAGATGGTTATGAAAATATCAGACGCCATTTCATAGCATACGAGCGTGTTGTCAACCCAATGGCAGTGCCACAGGTATCCTCGAGTTCGGACCCTTCCACCATGGACGAAGATGAGATTGATGATTGTTCCCCGTATCAAAAGTGTCTCCTCTATACACTCGATGAAGCGTATAAATCTGGGTACCGACGATACAAAGACTTTTGCTGTGAAGAAATCAAGACCATCGATGGGTACTGCACCCGCGCATGGGTTGCGAAGCAGGAAATCCAGACTTTTGTCCGTAACATCGCACCTAAAGATGATGAATTCTCAAACTGGAAAAACTTTACCAGTCGAGGAACCGTATACAGGGATGTGATTGAATACATTTCTAAGTGCATCGATCCACAGTTTCCCGAGATTGAAAAGAGGCGTCATGTATGGTCATTTAAGAATGGCGTTTTTGTTGGAAAGGAATGGATTCCTGACCGCGGGGTTTATGATTCTCGCTTTTACCCATACGATAGTAAGGAGTTTCGATGCCTAGACCCAACTATCATCTCCTGTAAGTATTTCGATCAGCAGTTTGATGACTTTTCCCATCTCGAAAATTGGCAAGATATCCCTACACCCCACTTTGATAAGGTTTTACATTACCAAAAGTTCGAGCCTGAAGTGTGTAACTGGGCTTATGTTATGGGTGGACGCCTCTGCTATGATGTTGGTGATCTTGATTCTTGGCAAGTCATTCCATTTTTCAAGGGTATCGCGAGGTCTGGTAAATCGACACTCATTAACAATGTTTTCAAGCGTTTTTATGAAAGTCAGGACGTAGGCACACTCGGAAACAACATCGAGAGGAAATTCGGTCTGTCAGCCTTGAAAGACAGTTTCATGTTCATCGCACCTGAGATTAAGGGTGACCTCGCACTAGAACAGGCGGAGTTTCAGTCCATCGTATCAGGTGAAAGGGTTTCTATCGCAGTCAAGAACAAAATAGCGGTTTCACTCGATTGGAAGGTACCGGGGGTACTCGGTGGAAACGAGATTCCAAACTGGAAAGATAATTCTGGTTCGGTACTGCGTCGTATTCTCCCATGGAACTTTACTAAACAGGTTCAGGAAGCAGACCCAAACCTTGAAAAGAAGTTGGAGAAGGAGCTCCCTATTATTCTACTCAAGTGTGTGCGTGGATACCTAGATTATTCCAATAAATTCAGGGACAGAGATATTTGGAATGTGGTGCCTAACTATTTCAAGCTCATCCAGAAGCAGGTGGCGATGGTGGCGAGTACACTCACAAACTTCCTCGAGTCTACGAATATCGAGTTTGGTGAAGATATGTTTGTACCCCAGAAGTTGTTTATTCAAGTGTTCAATCAACACTGCCAAGAAAACAACCTTGGGAGGCATAAGTTTCACCCCGATTTCTACATTGGACCATTCAGTTCAAGAGATGTTGAAGTCAGGAACGAATCGGTCACATACAAGGGGCGATTGTACCCCAAGCAACCCATCATTTACGGTCTCAACGTGATCGAAGAATCACTTGGATTCACAGACGAGTTTTAAAAAAAAATACTTGTACATAATAGTAATGAGTCGAGGAATTCGAGAATTCGTGGAAACCTCAGGCATCAGAATAGAGACCACGGGTCCTAGGCGTAGCCCATCACTTCAGTGGCCACCACCCAGGAGTGCGCCAAATGTCCAGGTTCCCCGCGAAGTGGAACTTAATCTTTTGAAGAGACAAGAAGTTCCTAATACTCTCCAAAGGAATATCGTCAATGACAAACGATACGAAGGTATGTTTAAAGAATTTGAGAATGACCCCCTTGAAAATGAGTTCAGTGATATAAACGAAAACGCATTCAAAAATGCATTAGGTAAAGCAAATTTCAACAATACTTCATTAGATTATATTGCCCCTACACGACTTGCAATGAGTAAACTAAACGTCGGTATGTTTAATGCCAACGTGAACAGTGGATTCGGTAAAGAACCCCGTATAAACATAAAAAACATACTAGTAAAAAAACCACTCGATAAAACCTTTATCGGTGAAGGTCTTTATATAGACACATTGGACATAAAGGGAATATATGGTCGATTTCAGACGGGTTATTCACATAGTAAAAACTACGGTCCTAAGGGTAACATAAACAAGGACTATTTCAGTACTCAGATAATATTAAGGATTTCTAATGGGATAGAATCACATAAGGTTACGTTTAATATATACAAAAATGGTAAAATTCGATTTTCTGCGGGATTTGTCGGTGAGAATATAGGTGTTCAACCGGAGTTGATCCGAAAGTTCGTCATTGACAAATACACTGAACGTGAGTCTTTCTTATACAATCCATTTGAATATAACAATATCAGTGCACAGTTTAAATTTAACGGTGTTTTTAGGAATCTTGGATTGGCTGCCGCCCGGTTCAGGGAATACGGTATGACAAACGTAACGTATGAACCCGAACTCGGTCCGTTCTTCTATGCGTACATCGATGATCACAAATACAATATTACCAAATCTGGTAATGTTCAGATTCTCGGTGGCAAAAGCCCTCAAGACATATTGAATGCGTATAATCGTGGACAGCGATTAATCGAAAAAATGAACGATGCGGGTGAAATTAAAATTACAGGGGTATTCTCTGAGGGTGATAAAAAGACGCGCACAAAACCAAAGGCAAAGCCCAAAACAACAAAGAAGAAGATATTAAATACTACACAGGTTTCTGCGTTGAACATAAACAGTACAAGGTGTGAACGGATGCCCAAACCCGAACTCGTAGATTTAGCCAAGAAGTTAGGAGTGGTGGGTAAATTTGGAACGCGTAAAGAGATTTGTGAGAAGATCAAAAAATTAAACAAGAAAAAAACAGTCACATTCAAAAACACTACCAAGGGTAAAAATGTAGCCATCACTGGAAAGGTAAATACTAAGAACTTCCGGATTGGGCGAAAAATATGTGACCAATACTCTAAACCCAATCTCGAACTGATATGTAAAGCCATGAAGATTCCTTATGACAAAAAGGACACTAAACTCAGTTTATGTAAGAAGATTGAAAAGGCTCGTAATAATATAGCCGCTAAGCCAGTTGTTAAACCCCCATCTCCAAGGGCAATCAGACAGAAGCAGAAGAATGCCAAGAATGCCATTAATGCGATGAATCAACAGTTGAAGATAAATAACATAGAGATGAAAAGGCGACTCAATGAAAATTCTATTCGCAATGATCTCGCCAAATATTTTGGTGTTACATGGATGAAAAGATACAAACCCAATCTTAACAATGATGTGAAGGTGGTTCAAAATGAAATTAACAAGCTGAATAAAAAGAAGAATGCGTTAGGCATACCTTTCAAACGCGATATCGATGAAATTAAACGAAGACTGGTGAGTCAATGGAAGATGCAAAGAAAAAGAAACTTCGAGAAGAAGTACATCATGAATAACACGAACGTGACCGGTGTTCCGTACAATTTGAAGAATAATTTCAAGTTAGCACTCGCAAACTACATCCTCAATAACAAAAAGGGTAAAATATCTAAAAAGGGAATCGACGATTACAGGAAATATTGGTTAAAGTTTAGATCTAATATTAATAATAATGCCCGTCCGAAAGGAATTAACCGAGCGGTTAGAGCTCGGATTGAAACGTTATAATCACGGTGTGAGAGTGAATGATGACACGAGGACATGGGGAACACCCACAGATTCATGGATGGAAATGGCCAAAGAGGAGCTTTTAGACGCTATTATTTATACTGTGGCGGATTACATTAGAAATGTAAGGAGTGAAGGAGAACGTGCACCCCTTAGTTTTCGTAAAAATGATGAGCCTGATGATAACAAACTCATCATGTCTATAATTGATGACTGGGAATGTGTTGAAAGTCCACAACATAAGATGGTCTTATGGAATCTCTTCAAGATGCTAAACAGTGACATCTATAGTTCTACATGTATTAAATGCGGTGAAACACATCAAAGCGACTGAAAACTGGAAAATAGCCTGTTCCCACATTCTAAGAACACAAAATGGTACTATCATGAGCCCCGCACACGTACCATGAAACACTACAACTGCTATCGATGCCTGGTATTCGGTATGTAGAGCACCCGTCGTAGATACTATCAACACAAAATTGATAATATCTATTGTTCTCGTGTAAAGAGCCAAATTTACACCAGATGCGAGTACGAATATATACGCCATAGCACGCGCAACGGGGTGATATTCTAGTGAAAGTCTGAAACGTGGTCGTGGTTGTATAATTTCGGGGGGTGGTGGAACCTCTTGATTGAACGCTATCGCCACCGAACCATCTGGTTTTTCAACAACCAAATGTCTAGCTTTATCCATGGATATTAAATGTATCTATTCTTTAGATGAAAATAACAGTTTCATCTAAAGAATGAGCTCAACGACCCAAAGACTTTTTTCAAAGGTTAAAATTTCCTCGCCCTCCTGAATGCCTTCATGGCATTCTTCACGGCATCATTCACACGTTGCTGAGGGCTTGTAGTTCGCCCACGCCAATCAAGACTGGGTTCCTCTCGGGCATTGTTCGCGGCGTTTATTATATTATTTGCGTCTCGCTCTCGTTTGAGCTCGGTTTGTTGTTTAGCTTTATGTTCCATTTCTTCAGCTTTTTTTAAATATTCATTTTTTTTATTTGAATCACTTTCCCTGGCGGCGAAAGTTCTATATCTTTTTGCCATTGCTGTATAGCCTCGGGTATTCTTAAACCTGGACGGGAGCTTAAACCTAATCCTAAAATAACTCACCTCCGGAGATAATCGATTCATAAGCACTTTCCATATCACGACTAATATAATCACCCATGATATTCGTGCTATGGTAGCACTCATCTGTTATATACCCTGAAAATTATCTCATGAGCTTCTTCATCGCCCTCTTCGCCGCGAGGCGCGCCTTCTTCATCGAGTATTCCTCCTTCTCCTTCTTGGATCCCCTACGCATAAATAAAATGATCGCAATCAGGACTGCGACGACAGCGCCAATCTTCATTAAAGTGGGTCGGTTACCCGCCCTGACCTTATTCATGAAAGTGGGGGCTGGGGCAGTAAGGTTTACGGCACTGGCCATTGGCTGAACAGCGTTCGACATTTTATACTAGTAACTTAGAAAATCTTTACAAGATCGGAAATCTTGTGAATAATGTTATAGAATTCATCATCATTTTTAACTTCCTGGGGGTTTACAATCTCGAGTTCAATTTGATAGGAGCATTCTTCTTCGGAATCCATGTCAACACTATCACCAGAGGATATGGTCATGTCGATACTCAGATTCTTACGCACGAATGAGTGGCGTGTCTTGTTACGCTTTCGGTCCATTTCGTATTCACCGAATGTCGGAATTTCCCGTGAAACGCTAAAACGTACATCAATCGGATTACATTTGAAATCCTCCTTGATTACATTGATCTTCTGGACCATCGTCTGTTCACCAGACCCTTCATCGGCTGTGATTCGAATGTTGTTGGCATCATTATAATAGACATCAGCAACTGAGGAATTCACACTTTCCCATCCCTGATACTTCTTCAGTCCCGTGAGAACACGCTCCCAGGTTTCTTTACCCATGTTGGTATCGAATAGGGAACCATTATGTTTGCCGAGGCGTAACTCAACTTCGATATGCTCTTCACCTTTCATAGAATCGAAGGTGGGTTTAACCTTGTCGTAAATGGATTTAATGTCCATCATTGTCATTAATATGATGCGACTTTCCCTTAAGTGTTTTTTGTTTATAAATTGTAATGAAAGGTTTGATAAATAACGGAAACACCTGTTATTTCAATACAGCAGTACAATGCCTTTTGTATATTCCAGTTCTTTCAAACTATTTTTTGAAGTGTGCTTATGTTGGAGAATGTGAATTTACACAACTTTATTCTCACTTAGTTGCCATTTACTGGAAAAATGGTAAAGAGATGATAAACGCAAAGCCTCTCCTTGAATCTTTTAAGAAAAAGTTCCCAAGGTTCAAAAGTAATGAACAACACGACGTTCAAGAAGCAATCTTGTGTATCATAGATATTATAGAACGAGCCGTACCGAACATCAAACCATGGTTCTACGGAAAGAAAACACAGGAGACTATATGGCCGGATGGTAAATCATCCAATGTAGAAGATTTCAGTGTACACATCATCACATCTTCGGGAAATGATATGGGTGAGATGCTTCTTAAAAGTACGGATTGGAATACGATAGAAAATTTCGAAGATACCAGTGGCGAGGTGCACAGTGTCGCTACGACTCGCATGTTATTTTCCAAACTCCCACAAGTTCTTATGATTTCTTTTGACACTAAAAGTAATGTAAAAATTATCGAAAACATTCTTATCGATAAATATGAATATAATCTCATTTCCAGTGCGGTTCATGTAGGTGATCAAGATGATGGACATTACGTTTCATTCGCTAAAAGTAGAAATAAATGGTTTTTATTAAATGATGAATCTACGAAAGAACACTCTCTACCCGAAGAAGCGGGATTTTACTTTATGGTTTACAATCTAAAAACTCCTTCATCTTAATATTTTCCTTGATGTTCACGATAGTTCTGTAAAATGTTCGGCGATTATTGGGGTGTGTTTTATCATACCGCCTCTTCATCGGTTTCCACCACATGGGTTCATCCCACCCCATATACATACACTCAACGATTGCACCTTCTTCAAACCACGGCTGATCCTCCATTTTACCTGATGGGATTTCAGATTCAAAAAACAACTTCCCCTTTTCTTGAATATATAACCTCCATGTGAGCGGACCCGGTTTGTAACCAGGCGTTTCTCTTGTTGGTTCACGTTTCATCAAGAAATCGACTGTATTTTTCATTTGAGGCTTCCACTTGAACATCGTTTCGTGTGTTCCTATCCTAATAGGATCATCGATAGGTGTAAACACGAGTCCATCGACTTCTTGTTTTACGGTTGGGAGATACTCATCCATAAACTGTTGGAAATCTTTCATGTGATGAAACTCTTTCAATTGAAGACGCCATTTATCCGACTTCATATAGATGATCGGTTGTACCACACCAAACTTAGCATACCCGAGTCGATCTAATAAATTGGAATTCCATACCGTTTTTCCCGATACGATTACAGCATCATAAATCATGAGTGTATTCTCGTAGAGTTCACCATCCAAGATTGTTCCGTCATACACATCTTTTTTGAGATTAAGTGGGACTTCAAACATCTTGAATGCTCGATTCACGAACAGACATTTCTTCTTCCCCTCAAACATCAAAGCAACCATCATGTGTCTCTCACCATCTGTTTTTTCGCACACAGTGTAATTACCCCTTTTCAAAATAGGGAAATGCTTGTACTCGATTGATATGGGTTGAGGTCCCGGAAAATAGTCCTTACTACCCCACGTAGTATGAATGAATTTCACAACAAATTTGTAAAGCGGGGAGTCCGACTTTATAGACATGTCTTATAAAAGTGTATAAACTTTAATTTACTTTCACACCCGCAGCGTTGAGGATGTTACTTATACATTCGTGTGTGTATGTTGTTGTCAACTTAGCTGCCGTAAATGCATATGTACGAACACCTTGTTCTGCGAATTTTTCAAACATCTTTGGGTAAATTTTAAAACTTCCACTCTTCTTATCCTTTATAGATTTCAATACATTTTTTGTGTTTATCATCCATACCTTCGCATCTGTAGACGCAACTTGATAAATGTCCTTGGAGATCTTCTTACCTACGCATGTATCAAAGTGAAGTCCCATCTGAGACGGTGGTTCTTTAGAATCTGATTTGATCTTCTCCTTGAACATATCCCAGTCAATTCCCTCATTCACACCTGGGAAAACGAGACAACCCACGTTGTCGTGTGGTTGGAAAATTTGATCGAGAGATTCATCATCGACACCAATTCCAAAATCTATGAACACGATACGGTCATGTGTTTTCATATATTTTTGAACGGCTTCAGCCTTTGCGTATGGGTCATCTATCACGTATGTAATTTCATTATTAATATTCCTTTGGAGGCATCTCATATTAAGTCGAAGAATAGCATGGAGAGTTTTTACCGAACACGATTTTGAGCGAGTCGTTATGATGGTAACAAGATTCATGTGTTATTATATATTCTAAACCTTAAGCCTATCATTAAGGCACCCACCGAATGGTAGATTTCCTACGTGCCCGAGAGTTGTATTTACGTCCGCATAAATCTTACCATCAGCTTGTTGCCACCGCCTACAAAACGCATAATCTTCAGACAAATATCGACGAGTCACCGGATCTATCATACAGTCAAACGCCGCGTGATAGTCGTCAAAATCCCTGTTTTGATGGTCATTCTTGCACCACAGTTCTGGAAACTTCTCTTCGAGTGTCTTAAACACTGATCGTTTAATCATCATGAAACCAGTTGGACCATCTAGAATTTCTATAAATCCATCCTTGATTGGACGATTCTGTGCACCAAAATTGATGACGAGACTCGACGAAAGCATAGACATATCGCGTTCATCTCCACTTTTAACCGCCGACGCTGCTTGATCCCACATCACAACCTTCTTTGGGTAACATGCGACCGAAAGATCATGCCCAGACTTTATGAGTCGAACGACAGCCTCGGGGTCAAAGTGGACATCTGCGTCGATGAACATGAAATAATCACAGTCAGTTTTCTGCATAAAACGACCGACGGATACATTCCGCGCTCTATGAACGAGTGATTCATTTTCAGTAGTATCAAGGTACATCTGAATTCCTTCCTTTATGAGAAGGAGTTGAAGCTTGATCATACTAGACATATACTTTTCCAAACATAACCCACCATAACATGGGGTAGATAGAAATACCTTGGTCATATATTTAAGTATGACCTTTAACCTCTAAGTATTTTTTTATAATATTCTCTATTTTATTCAATGTTGGTATTGATACCGCACATCGTTCACACATCTCCGTTTTGGAAATTTTAGTTTTCAAAACCATATAAATAATGGATGAAGCTACACTGTTCGGTGTTTTACTCATGAGTTCTACACAATCTTCCACAGTGTTGCACATGTTTATACATTTCAAACGCTCTTCCCGTGTCACTTCAAATGAATTCAAAAGTCTATTCATAACATCGAAAGCTTTCGTCACATAATTCTTTTCAGTTGCACCCATGATAATATCTTTGAACATCTGTGTAGTCCTACTCACATCCTTGGATTGAATCCCAAACATATCCGAAATCTCTTTGGTCGTTCGAGAAACCTTCGCGAGACGACATGCGTATAAAACGCAGTTTGCTTTGATACCTAAACGCACCGCACCTCGTGTAAGTTTTCCCTCATTGAATTTCCTGTACATCATCTTCGCATCTTTCAATACCGCATCAGGAAGTGTGTGACACGCTTCATCGATATCCTTATATGCATGAAATAATGATCGATCCCGATGATTCATCGACATGTGAAAATTGATTTTAGCCATACGTTTGTTTTCGTATGTAGAGCCACGTTGTGTGGAAATAACCGTTCCCTTTCCCCAATTTTGAGAAAAGAGTTCTGGGTTTGCGTTAGGGTTACCACAACGAGCTGGATCATTTACTTTTCCATCGTCTGTCATACCACTCGTCCATTCTGCGCTCTCATCTATAAAATAGGAATCAACGAGACCACATTCCGAACACGTGGGTAATCCTTCACGAGAATATACCTTAACACCTGAGCATTCACGACAAAAATTTATATTCACTGGCTTTTCTTCATTTTCTTTTGTATTTAGTAATAGACGGTCTATGTCAGACCATATAGCAGCCAGCATCTTGGTATGATTGACGGTGCTTTTTTTAAAAAGCAAATTACGCGGACGTACTTAGGTGCCGTATATTCATTTCAATCATATCTACAGTCTCTTTAAAACTTTTACCACCTGATGTCGTGGGTTCCCACGCATTCCATTCCCTGTCAATAGCCTGGTGTCCCGGGGGTAACGGGATATCCTGTCCAACTATTTCGCTATCTGATACGACAAACCCCTCAAGGTCAGACTCATCATCACCACCTTCGTCATGTATGTCACTGTCTGTATCTTCCATGTCAATTTCAGAGTACATGACATACTGACCAATACCTAATGCTTTCATCTCAAGATCCTCGAAACGAGTTCCACTTGGGTAATGTTCCATCAAACTTTCGTATGGTACAGGTGAGAGAGTTTCGTGTTCTAATTCGTATACACATGCACTCTTATAAAAGAGTTCAGTGGGATTGAGATATCTCAGGCCGATTGTATTCCCTGTATTCATACCAACAATACCATACATTTCGTCTTCGACTCCGTCTTCATTTACTAAGACTTTGACTATATCATTTTCAATTATTTCAGAGGGCACAATCATGCTTAGAGTTTTCGGACAAAAAATAATAAGGGATAATATCACAGATGAAAGTTATTATTTATTCGAAGGAAGGTTGTGAGTATTGT